TACTATCTCGTACTTTTCTCCCCTACCTATATTAGGCGCAATATTTATACCCATTTTGCGTTTTTCTAATGTGATGTCGCACACAGTATAACTGATCGCGGCGAAACCGCAGGTCAAGCCGTAGATTGGGTGCTTCGACTTTATCAAAAATATTTTTCTGGGGAGTATATAGACGGACCGCGTCGCCGTTAACAACCGCGGGTCCCGTTTTCCACAGGTTGGGGATAACGCTGTGGATAACTTTGGCCTGTGGATAAGGTTGTGGATAAGTTTTAAAGAAAGTTGGAGGGCTTTCTAGTTCCTCGGCACCCTAAACCTTTTTAATATCTGCCAACCATCGGCCCAAGACTGGCGACCCCTGACCCTTTGGCCCCTGACCCTTGGCCCTTTAATGATCTTGAAGCCTCGACCCTTCAGCTCGAACAGTTGTTCGCTTTACATAATGTAAGAGCTTTTACATTTGATAATTACTGGAATTAAATCCTGGTAACTTACTCGCTAGTAACATCTCACCTCTTGCCCTGCCCTGCCGCAACGAGCTTTTAATGATCTTGGAGAAGTTCCCCATAAGTATGCGCTAGTCGTGTATCCTTTTCCTTGTAGGTTCGACCCCCTACCGAAAGAGAACACAATGAAGCGTTACAAGATGGAAGTAGTTTCACAAACTCTCTACATAATCGCAGAGGATGAAGACCAAGCAGAAGAAAAGTACAACGCTTTCTGGTCTGGCTCTTGTCCTTGCGGTGCTAAGCAATGTGCTTGCGTTACCGAAGAAGAAGACGTCTTTCACACTACAACAGAAGATGACGGTCTTGAAGGTTGCGGTGTTTGTGGTGAAATAAAAGACACAGAAGGCGGAGATTTTTCTTTTGCTCACTCTCTTTATGTTGTCTTTACTTGCAAAGATTGCAACGAACCAGACGAATTAAACTGCGGTGCTTGCGGTCTATTCCATAACGGTTTGAGTGAAGAACATTGGCCAAATTGCGACCTTAACCCAAACAAGGAGAACAAATAATGAACGCACTACCTACAACCTGCGCCGATTTCGTTTCACATCCGCACATTGTTAATGGTCGCGGTTGTTACCGTTGCCAAGAAGCATTAGCATCAGAAGAACAAGGAACCACACAAATCGCGCAGAGTCTCCAAGATCTCGGGATTGACGCCAGCGTGTGGCAGTCTGGAGGTTTCACGATGTGCGTTTATCTCAACACAGGCGGAGACTCTTACCTATTGGCAAACGATGAAGGTTTTTCTTTCTACAAGGATGAAGACTGTGAAGGATGGGCGCACTACACATTCCACGAATCAGAGAACACACCAGAGAAGAGAGCCGAATCAATTCGCCAGACTCTGGCCGTCGTTCTGACCAAGTAAGGCCGAAACCCCTTCGGGGGTCGTACCGTGAGGCGGTGCCTGATGATGGCCATCAGTAACAAACAGAAAGAGGAAAAGATGAACGCGATTGAAAAAGTGGAAGAAGCGAAGTGCGCTAACCGTATCCGCCAAGCAATGGCGGACCGTGAAGCAGACGCAAAGACCTACCTAGAAGACCCAACAGCAGACGAGGCGCAAGACTTCGCCCTCTCTATCGAGACCGACAAACTAACTACCGTCTGTCTTTCTTGGGGTGGCCCTTCTGATTACCTTGAAATTCTTTGGTTTGGTAATGATTTCAACTGGGAGATTAAGCGCGTTACCTATCGTTTTTCCGATTGGTTTGATACCGCGACCGAAGCCGTCGAAGAAGGTTCGGCCCTTTGGCAATACGCAGAACACGTAATTGAATGCGGAGCCATTTAATGATCCGCGCTATCGAGCTTTGGGGCGGTTTGGTTTCCTTGACTCTGCAAGCGGTCGCGCTTTGGGTCTTGGTTGAAGTTGTTTGGTTTGTTTTCGCTAAGGCTACGGGTCGAAAGTACTAGAGGCGAACTATCGCCCATCGGCAACGGTGGGCGGTGGCCTGTCTCTAGGGCGGGGATCTCTCACACCGGTGAGAGAAAGAGAGAGAAAAAGAGAGAAAGAGAGAGAAAGAGATGATCTATACAGTAACCGTAAAGTTCGAGGCCAGTAGAAAACTCGACCCTGAAGAAGTTGAGGCGCTGCTAGGTTCTATCGAGCTACAAATCCAGGAACCTTGGAACATACAAGGGGAAGAGGAAGAGTATGATACAGTACTACAGGAAATTACTATCGAGGGAGTAGGCGAATGAATAACACAATTAGTTGGAAAGAACTATCAGAATTAACACACGCGACACAAGTAGAACAGTTTAATTTCTGTACTTGTGAAGAGCAGGAATATTTTCCATACTCAGACTGCCCACGCCCTGAAGCTTTGTGCGGAGATCATATTCGCCCCGTTTCAGAATGTGGGTGCCTCAATGGCTGAGACAATGCAGCAGATGATGGCGAGAGAACAAGCGGAGGCTATTGCCAGCCTAAAGAAAGCAAACCGCGCCTTAGAGAGAATCTTTGGCATACAAGAGGAAGAGGACGAAGAATGAGCTACTTTCCAAAGTCGGCACTAATGATCCGATACGACGTAGTCAATGAAGAGGGAGAGGGTATATGGGAGGGAGGCAACCCTGCACGTGCAGTTGAGGCTTACAGAAGTGCCCCTGCTGGCTGCCGTGTCTTGGTTTCAGGATGGGATACAGACGGGATCGAAACCATTCCTACTGGTCAGCCCGTTGATGTGACTGCCCTTATTGGGGCCGTGAGAGGGGGATGGGTATGGTAAGCGAGGCCTATTCCTATCGTAATGGGACTGACTCCTTCTTCTATGACGAGTCAGACATCATCGAATGCGATAAATGTGGGGCAAAGTTCGACTACAACGAGTACAAGTCCTTTGTCTGCTCAGAGTGCGAGAGCTTGAAATGATCTGGATATTTCTTGCTTTAATCACGGTATACTTTTCCCTATGGATGGAGAACAATAAATGGTAAATGAAAGAGCAAGTGTAGCCCAGGTGCTACATCACCGTAACTACCAGAGAGCCAGAGCGAGGGCGTTAGTCCGCCTCTCTCGGATCTTCAAAGATGAGTACAAACAATTCCTAGAGGAAGAGAGAGCAGTTGATGAATCGTTGGGTAAAACTTGGGTCGGTATTGATCCTGCTACTGGTAGTCCTATCACTATTGAATCACACAAAGATACCGTCGAAGGTGGTACACCTACCAGTAATGGAAGCACGAACAAAGGCAACGATGGAGGAGAAGAGTGAAAACAAACGAATCGCAAGAGAATATAGTCGCGCTCTCGGATATACGAAGAGAGAGACAGAGTGCCTCATCACCCTTTGGACCGCTGAATCCCGCTTCGACCACCTTGCTCGCCCAAGAAACGCACAGGGCGTACCAGTTAGCTCAGCTTTCGGAATTGCTCAACTCCTTAGAGAGCGAAGTGGAGAGCCTGAACTACAAGTCCTTCACGGCTTACGATACCTTAGCAAGCGCTACCGAGAATCTGCGTGCCGTGCTCTTGCCCATCATAGAACAAGAGGGTGGTACTGATGAGTAATCTAACAGGCGTATCCCTATTCGCTGGAGTAGGTGGGTTCGATCTCGCTATGGAACGACAGGGAGTTAAGGTCGTAGCGTCAGTAGAGATAGATAAGAAATGCCAAGAGATATTGGCCAAGCAGTTTCCTAATACAACAATCTTCAACGACATAACAGAAGTGAAAGGTAGTGATCTAATTGGAGCAGGATTTGAACCAAGCAGAGGTATTATTACAGGAGGATTTCCCTGCCAAGACGTCAGCGTTGCTGGCAAAAGAGCTGGTCTTGCTGGCAACCGAAGCGGGCTTTTCTGGGAGGCTGCAAGAGTTGTGGAAGAAGCGCAAGCCGAGTATTTCGTCATCGAAAACGTCCCTGGTTTGCTATCCAGTAACGACGGAAAAGATTTTGGAGTCGTCATCGGGACGATGGCCGACCTCGGGTATTCTGTCAGCTGGCGTTTGCTTGATGCTCAATACTTCGGCGTACCCCAGCGAAGGAAACGTATCTTCATCGCTGGACGACGTGCTGCTAACGGAAGCGCCGGAGAAATACTCTTTAAGTCCAAAGGCTTGCGAGGGAATTCTACGCAGATCAGCGGGCAGGGGGAAGAAACTACCGGACGAACTGCACGAAGCTTTGGTCAATCAAGTTTCGCAGGGTACACAGAAGGACCAGCAACCATAACTGCTACTAGTTACAAGCGACCTGAAGATAATGTAGTAGTACATAGTGGCTTCACTCCATCATCGTTTGCCCAATACTCAGAAGGTATTGGAACCCTTCGTGCTAGTGGAGGTGATTTAGGTGGAGGTAGTGAAACCCTTGTGGTTCGTCAAGGCAAGGAGAGCACAGAATGAGAACGATTACGAAACTTGGATCGAGGGAGGGGTGGTTCCTACCTTGAACACATTCGATAACGGTGATGTGCGAGCAACTACTATTGTCTTTCACCCTCACTATCACGATGGAGCAAGACCACAAGGAGACACTATTAACACCCTTACTGCACGTATGGGCACAGGAGGGAACAACGTTTCAATGGTAGCTTCAACAGTACGTTTCAGAGGAGGCAAGCCAGGTGGAGGCAAAGGTCCACTCGTAGCAGATGGGATTTCGCAAGTGCTTACTACACCTAATGACCAGTTACTATTCGCTAGTGATGTCAGGCGCCTCACGCCTGTCGAATGCGAAAGGTTACAGGGATTCCCTGATAACTGGACTGAAGGTCAAGCAGACTCACATAGATATAAGCAGATGGGAAACGCCGTAGCCGTTCCTGTGGTTGAATGGATCATTCAGAACATCTGTGATACTCTTTGAGAGCATTGCCCTCCTAATAGAACAGCCTCACCGGAGTTTCTACCTCTTTCGCCGGTGAGGTTGTTTTTATTTCTTACGCAGCCAGTATTGCTGGTTAACAATGAGAGTATCGAACTCTCCCTCGTGCCGGTCTAAGAACATATGAATGCCAATCTTGGGTGCGTGGATCTCCACGCCATCAGGGTGTTGCCATTCATAGTCATCAATAGCCATCAACCCACCGGATTTGAGCAGTGGCCACGATAGTTCGGAGTCCAGGAAAGCAGACGCACTTGTATGGTGTGCGTCCACATAAATAAAGTCATAGGCAGAGGCACGCATAAATGCGTTATCGTGATCTAGTAAATAGTCAGAGGTACTGCAACGATGAACCATAATAGACATATCTTCAGTCTTGGCTTTGTATGTGGCATAGACATCTTCAAAGTCCATCTGTGTTTGGATCGGTTCGTTAGGTGCACCGGCCCACGTATCAACATCATCAAGCCAACTGTGTCTGCCAGTCAGTACGTTGTTGCATAGCCATACGCTAGCGTCACCAGTAAAGCAACCAAGCTGTAAGAAACGTAGCCACTCTTTGCCTGCTAGTGGCAACAGGAACTGCTCGAAGTTGTGCTGGGCTATCTGCTTAAACCAATTAGGATACTCTGTCATATCAACCTCCAGTTGAATAAAAACCTTTTGCATTAAAGACCACAGTAGGGGCAGACCACTTGCGTTGGAACTGGGTGTGGCAGTTGTCGCAGATATAAGTTTCTTCTGGATCATTGATACCACGTGAGATGGTGCGTACATCACCGCACCCTGGGCACTCGTAGTCATAGGTCATTAGGAAACTCCTTTTCAATAGCCTGAATAGTGGGGCACGGATAGTATTCAGACCCTTGACCACACTCCGAACACCTTAAGTCTGACCCATCTATGTCGTTTGAATTGTCATATGGTTTATGCAATTCCACTACTGCACGTACAGCGTTAGAAAACTTTGGTTTGACATCACGAAAACCTACTTGCCATTCAGTCTCTAATTCAATTTCTTCAACCAATTCATCATAGGTCATAGCTTTACTCCCTCGCTGATGTCGAGATAACCTACTAACTTATTAACCTTGTATCGGTTGGAAAACTCTGATGTTGCTGGCATACGTTGTGTCACCCAGTTAGGTTCGGGTACATCCATAAGATCGAATGAGTAGATACCTTCGGGCGTGCTGTTGATGTAGTACGGAGTCAGGTCACGCTCAGCGGCCTGAGTGATGAGCTTCTTGTACTTCATCTCTTCTATAAGTAGCGTAGAATAATGGGTATAGCGACACTTGAGTTCGATGTAGTGACCAGCCTTGAGACTGATACAGTCAAAGGCATCATAGATACCAGGTGACTTCTCTAAATCAGGGTATAAAGTTTCTTTAAGTTTGTCGAAGAGATCTTGTTCTTTCAATTCCAAGGACTCCCGCCACCCAACAAATCAATCAACGCACGTAGTGCGTGAGTTGTCCTGCGATCAGCGGTAGTCGGGTGACACTTGAGTACCCCACCAATTTGAGCAAGGGTCATCTGTTCGTGGTAACGCAGAGTAAGTATCTGCTTATCTTCTGCGTTTAACTTTTCAAACTTATTCTTAATATCCATAAGGGTAGCAAGCAAGGCTCCGCCTTCTGCTGGGCTACTAGCACCCTTGGGTTGACCATCCAAGATCATCTCTTGTGCTGGTTCTAGTACAGTCCCATCTAAGATAGATGCAATAACAAACGGCAACAACTTAGCAAGTGTTGCACTCTGGTAAAACATCTCGTCATTAGTCTGGTACCCACTGCGTGCTGCCTTCTCCTTGCGTGCATATCGTTCAGCGTGACGCATCATCTGCCACGCCAACTTCTGTTCGTTATGCTTACGCTGTTCTAGGTCTGGCTCACCGAGTTGTTCTTCAACCCACTTCTGTCTAGTCATAGCCCAGATCAAACACTCTTGCTTCACATCATCTCTATCAACCCACTTACCAAAGCGGTTGACAATAGACCTAGCAACTGATGGTGCTAAGTCTATGATGAATGGATTAATATCAGTCATTAGGCCATTTATTATCTAACACCATCAGAGCAATAGCTGAATAGTTAAGTAGGTCTAGGAAAGAATCACGAAGGCTTTCGTTCTCAGGTGTAGCACCGCTATCAATAAGGTGATTGATGCGTGCTGTCTTGTCGTGCATACGTACACGCAGTCCGTTGAGTGGACCACCAGGTGATCGAGAGATATTAGTTGGGCCGTAGTCTCTATGCTTACTTAACAGTACGTTACCTGCTGAGTCGAAGACTTCCCACATATCAGCAGCGAACTGGTTTACCTTGTTCTCGTTGGACATATTAGTAACGTCTCCTTTTCGTAGTCGATCTGCAAGATGTGAAAGCCCATAGTGTGCAAAATCTGTACCATCTGCGACCATTCGCTTCTATCCAACCTGCTCACCTACTAGCAAGGCTTTGGTTGCATCTGCACCGTGAGCCAAGTAGTAGTCGTTAATGTCCATCCCTGGTGGTAATTGTACTATTTGACTGTTTAATACCTCGGTGGCGACACGCTTAGCAAACTCAGCACCTGGGTTACTGCCGTCATCTTTGACATCGTTATCACCTACCACGTAGACAGTGTCATAACCATTAAAGAGCTTGGCAAAGTGTGGCTTCCAAGCCTGTACCCCAGGTACACCAACGGCTGGTATACCTAGGACACCGCTTGTAACAACAGTATCTAACTCACCTTCACACACCACGATATGTGGTGATTGAACAAGCACATCAGTTACGTTATACAGGTGTGCCTTCTGACCTAATGGACTGCCATACTTAGGCTTACCATCATCTAATCTGCGGAACTTAAAGCCTACGCAATGGTTCATCGCCGTGATGTACGGGATACTTATCCATCCCTCGTACATCTCGTGACCGTTAATCGGATCAGTGATAGTACCGAGCTGAAACCTAGCGGCTACGGACTCAGAGATCCCACGTTCGGCTAGCGCGACGAGTGCCTCTGGACTTATTTCCTGGGCGTATCGCTGCGCCGCTTCCATTAGCAATTTCGATTGCGCGTTTGAGGCCATCGTTAAACTCCAAGTTCTCTAATATGCAGACAAGGTTGGCCGCATTACCACCCTTACCGCAGGTGTGGCAGTAGTACAAGTTATCGTACGTATTAATGACAGCTGACCTACGGCTGTCACTGTGTAAGCAACACCTTACTGATGCTGACTTACCTTCTCTTACTTCACCGCCAAAGAATCTGACGATGGCATCTATTGGGATGTCGTTTGCGTCTACTTTCCCTTTAAACTTTCCCGTCTTACGTATCCTGGACCAGTCTTGTGCTGGCATACGCACCCCTCGCATTGTTCGTGATGTGCTTCGCTGAGCTTAATTTGATTCAAGCGATTGTATTCGCCTGCATCTATACAAGGTTGACAGATCATCCTTCGTACCACTGCTCTTCTTCCATAGCGTAAACAATCGCTTTGGCAGCCTTGATTCGTTCATCTATTTCAGCTCTGTGCTTAGGGCTGATGTAGTAAAAGCTAATATCAAAGAAGATAAGTGACAACTGAAAGCCACGTCTGTGTAGCGTAAAGCCTACTGATACTGCTGTGAAGTACGAGTCAATATCAATATCAATCCTCTTGAATAGTGTCAGGCTCACCTGGTAACTCCTCTTCGATAATCTCTACTAAGCGCTCATCGTCTTCAACTGTAGACAACGCTTCAGCAAGTTCTACTGATTCTAATGGATCTACTGGACCCTCCGATGTACTGATTACTCCGTGTGGTACTGGCATTATTCTTTCTCCTTTATCCATTGTTCGAGTGAGCAGATTACCCACGCTTTTCCTATGCTGGAGTTGCGACGCTTAACTATGACATAAGCAGGTGGCACTTCTCCTATACCACGAGCCTTAGCATAGTTATGCGCCTCAACCTCAGCCTCAGCCCAGAACTCTGGTAAGTTCAAGGACTTTCTGTTTTTTAACTCTAGTATGTAGGTCTTCCCCGCGACCATTACAACTAGGTCCCCTTCATCCTTGCTTCCGGCTTTAGTCAGGCGTTCCGCCAGGACACCTGGTATGCCTCGCAAGAATTTCATTACGTCAGTCTCAAAGACTGCGCCCTTTACTCGATCATACTTACTTGCCATCTTTACCTGTATCGTAGACGGCGTTGCCATCTTCATCTACGGTAATCTTAAATACTTTAAGTTCAATCAAGGCCATCACCATATTACGCATATCGTTCTCTAGCTGATTGACACGTTTCTTTAGGTATTGGATCTCTGTGTTAGCCATTGTCATCCTCCATTAAGTACTGGGCATACTGTCTAAATAGTTCGCACGCTGTAATGCCACGGTTACGTGCCTCTTGATGGATAGCATCACGCTCTGCTTTAGATAGACGTACCTGAAAGGTAGTGCGCTTATCTTCTTTGTAACGTGCAGTCCACTTGTTTACTGTTTCTGTGCTCACGCATCTACCTCATTTCCGTATTCGTCTACCACATAGTTGCCTGTGTACCCATACCTTGCATCCCTCTGAAGCATTGCACCAAAGGCATTGCGGTCAGTGATCTGACACGCACCATAGTTTACATTCAACGCTGCATAATCTGAAGCATCTGCTGTGTGTGGACCAAAGCGGTTCTTAACAGCGGCTATATTCAGTTCTGCATTGTTTGGATCGTAACCCAGTGTAAGGATCAGTGCTGGTAGCTGGCTGACCTTACCGTGGATAGCACGTCTGGCTGGTGGTCTAGTAGGTGACCCATACTCTGACTGCTCAGAGACGTGGTGTAGTACTAGTACGCACGCTTCAGTCTTACGTGCCATATCGTGAAGTTCCATCATAATCGCACGCAGGCCTGCCCATTCGTTATCAGTCTCTGCTGCTACGTTCATTAAGTTATCTATTACAATTAACTCAGGTGCCTCACCGTAAAGTTCTACGTAGGCTTTGATCTCTAGTTCAATATCATCTAGTGATGGCGATGAATCAAAGACCCATTTGATGTGCTTCAGTTTGTCAAAGTGCTTGTCGTAATAGTGACTATCGGCAGATAGGTTCTGTTCAACTGTTAACTGATTATGACCAGATGAATGTGCTGCTGCACGCATCATCACAGTTGTAGTATCAGTATCAGCTGAGAAGAATAAAGTCGGTACATTTGCCTTGATTGAATAGATCAATGCAAACATAGACTTACCAGCGTTAGGTGCGGCCGCAACCATACAGACCTGTCCCCTTCGGAACTTAATCTGCTTGGCTGCTAGCCCTTCCCAAACATCAGGTAGAGGTGTGGCCTTGGTGAGGACTGTGCCCCACGCCCGTTGCAAAGTTAACAATGCCCACCTCCTCTACTATTATGTTGAGTCTTCTACGGATAGGGCGTCGTGCAGCTTCGGTTAAGCCTCCCCATATTCCGTGATGCTCGTGCTTTAACCCCCACTGTTGACATTCAATCTTATGAATGCAACTACCACATACACTTACAGCTATCTTGACTTCCTCAGATTGACCATTAAAGGTTCTTGCAGAACCTCTACCGCTTTCTCTGTCAGGAAACCAAAAGTCTCCGCCTACTGAAGCGCAGCTTGGGTCTTCATACTCCCAAGGACCGCGCACTTAATTAACGGATCCAGATAGGTTCGCACTTATCAGCAGCACCCTTTGGTGCTGGACACATCCAAGCCTTCCAAGGCTTACCCTGTGCGTTGGTTCCATCCTTGTAGACCATTGCACCGTGACGGCAAGCATTGCCACCCTGTGCTGGCGCTGACTCTGCTACTGGTGTAGCACCAGGAAATGCGTTAGTGATAGCAGCGCTTGCAGATGCTAACGCTGATCCACCAAGGTCTACCCCTGTTGACTTGATAAGGCTTGCGACCATACCAAGATCTACAAGGCCAGTCTCTAGTTCCTTGACATCTGTTGCATAAAGATTGATGAGTGTTCCATCAGCTAACTTGTAGTTAATCTGAAACTTTGTTGTATCCGGTGCAGCCATTTACTTTCCTCCATTAGTTTTTATTGTGAGTCTTACTGATTCGTTACCGACAACCTTCGGTATAAACCCTAGAAGTTTCTCAACTTCTTTACTGTCTACTGTCTCACGACCTTTAACAGTTGTCCAACTGATTTCAATACCGCTACGAGTAGTACCAGTATTGCCTTCTAGCGAAGCCTTGAAGGAATCCCGTTCCTTCTCCAGCTCTTTAATCTTTGCATCTAACTGTAGATAGTGCAACGCATTCTTGTCAACTTCTTCGTCCTCAATCACTACTTCACTAAGGACGATACGTTCTTTTTTTAAGCCACCGCAACCCATCATCTCACTAGCATCGTAGTATTGGCAATAGTCTTTACAGAATGACTGATCCTTTTCAGGTTCAGGCAACGTCGCTGATGTCTTGACTTCATTCAACCAAGCAAATGCTTCTAGTGCAATAGCTTCATCGTATGCCTCGGTATGTACCTTGACATCTTTCTCAGATCCATCACGAGCAATGGCTACCAGGTTAACTGTCTTAACTTCATAACCATTCTTAGATAGCAGATAGCCATAGACCTGCACCTGCCAACGCTGTTGCTTTGATGGGAAGTAAGAAAGGTTCTTCACCTTGCTTGTCTTCCAGTCAATGACAGCGCCAGTACTAGGTACGAACAAGTCAACGTGTGCTTTCATATCACCGAAGGCAACCTCGGTTTCAACCAAGTACTCCTTACCTTCAGGATCAACGTGGCCAATAGCATCTTCGATTGCTGCGTGGATAGCGGTACCCATAATGGCTGCAAGCTTGGACTGATTCTCATTAGTCTCAGGTTGTGCATTCAAGCGGTACCAAACCTTGCGACGGCAACCACCAATCTCTGATGGTCCTACCTGTGTTTGTTTACTACGGTCACGACTTGCATCTTTGTTATGCAGTACGTGCAGTAGTAATTCTTTCGGATCTTCTATCGCCACTTGCGTTCATCTTTCCACTGTAGGAATGTATCAAAAGCGTAAGCTCCGACGAATCCAAAGGTAAAACTAATCCCAATAATAAGCAACTCTTTCATTCTTCCTCCGTAGTTTTCTTAATGCCGAACACCCATTCTAATAAAGCTGGGTTGTCTTGTAAAGTATCTACGATGTGGTATCCCACTAGATCGCAGACTTCTTCCACATCGAAGCGCTTGCGTGTAGCAAGCAAAGACTCGTGGATAACAGCGTGCGTTACCTCGTGCATCAGCACGTGGATCATCTTGTCTTCAGGTAAGTTGTGACGCAAACTGATTCGATTTATCTGAGAATCAGTCAGGCCGTAACTGTCTTCATCGTGGTGCTTGTAGTCAATCTTGTAGCGTTGACCAAAGATCTTGACCGAATAGATTCTAGGCATAGCCAAGGATAGCACGGCGTGTCTCGTTCCTTATACTGGGTTGAGTATGTTTATACTATGAGCCGTAAGGCGAATTAAACAGACGGCCCTTGGAGGGCCGAGTAAGGGAGGCCCGACTGTGCGTCTCCGTCTACCAACCCTGCGAAAATTCAGGTCCAGTAAGGACCCATTCTATGGCCTTCCTGAGCCTTTTGGGGCCGATTTAAGGACCTTTGGTCCTATCCACGTGTGTACGTGTGGGTCTATGGTCTTCAACGTCGCAGCGTCCTTTGAGAATTACGAGTTGGTTTGGTATGCCCTTGACGCTACCTGCTTCTCCTGTGGTGCACTGGTCGTAGTACCGTGCCCAGTAGATGATCCAGAATACTTTTAGGCAAAAGAAAAAAGGCCCCCACTCTCCGAAGAGAGCAGGGGCCATAGCCTCGCAGTCAAACTTTACTTAGTTGAGTTCTTACCAAACTCTGTAGAGTTAGGATCGAGTGCCTTGAGCAATGGACCTGCAATAGCAGCGAGTCCTGCTGATAGCAAAGCCTTTGGGTCAGTGACTCCAGCAAGGTAGAGCGCAATTACGGAAGCGATTGCTGCACGAAGGTATGTTGAAACGATTGCTTCTAGTTTCTTGTTCTTCATTTGTTCTCTTTCTTCTTAGGTAAAGGCTTAACTGCTGCCTTAACTTTGTTTACTGTTGTAATGTCACCAAGCCAAGGGAACCAAGGTGAGGTGTCATTCCCGCACGTCTCCTTGATGGAGATGTGAAGATGTTTGTTGTGCTTATTAGGTCCGGTGTAATCGCGGTTGCCCTTCTCGGCTGACCAGATCTTGCCACTGAAGATTAGGTACTTCACACGTGGGTCTGCCTGCAGCTTAATGAAAGCAAAGGCGCAGTCAATACCAAATGCTGGGTCGTGTGTTACATCTACTGCAAAGCCTGAGTTGTGATCAGAGTTTGGGTTCTGCTTGACGTGAGCCGCTGATGGTAGTAACCCATCGCTAGCTTTCTTGCGCTTAGGCTTAAGGGCTGTAGCCTGACGTAGTACTGCCTTAGCAGCAGGGCTTGCACTCTTTGCTAATGGGATCATTGCTTATCCTTTGTAATGAGGTCGTAGATAATTTCTAGTTTTGTTTCAACTCTCAAGAGTCTGTCATTCATACTGCTGCCACTATTGGGTTTAAGTTCACTAAGGTAGTGCTTGATAACCCAGCGGATAGATGCACCTGCTGCAATAGTTACAGCAAGTACTCCTGATATGGTCGTAGACCAGTCGGCAATAGACAACGTTCTCTCCTATGCGGTACGGATAGTGATTAGAAGCAAGCCACCGAAACCGGAGTATCGCTTGTCGGTAGGGGTCTTATTGATGAAGTCCATCTCCTCGATAAGTCCAAGGAATGTCTCACCTGTTCTGAAGTCTTCGACCTTAATCAAGTCTCCGACATCTTCGATGTTCTGCATTGTGTTCAAGCGGTCATAGGTGTAACCCTCATAACCTGTCTGGTTACCAAACTTATCTGACTCGTAGTCATACAAAGACACAGGGAACTGAATCAAACGCTGACGTGGAATAGATGGAAGTGTATTGACCTGGTATCCAGTAAAGATAGGACCCTTAGTGTCATCGCTACCAGAACGTGAGAACACAAAGTCAAAGCCAATGTATTGCTGAGCACCGTTAGGGTATGAGATACCTACCTGCCCGATGTCAGAACCTTGGCTGAATACACCAAGGCTGTATGACTTGTTGTTCTGATCAATGGAATAGATGGTGATACCACCATTGATAGTGTTAAAGCGTGGTGTGAGAAGCTTGAAGATCTTGTTCTCAAGTGTGTTGTAACGGATGTAACCAGTACGCAGTTCACCTGTTGGTACTAGAACTGAGGCTGATTCGATATAGATAGTTCCATCATCTACACCGTTGTTCGCTGTACAAAATGCTAGACGATTTGTGTTACCCATAAAGGAACACGAGGTAGTAGTGAAGCCAGTCAAACTTGGATCATACAAGTCCCAAGCATAGGCAAATACTAGGTTGGCGCCAATCTGTGTAGATAGGTCCACACGCGTGACACCAGGGTTGCCATCCACGTTAGTGGTGCACCACAGATACTTGTCGTAACCTGCTACGTCGTAGACTGGTTGCTCTGACTCAAAGAGTAATGGGCCGTAGGCAATAGATCCATCAGTGTTTGATACCTCAGCAATACGTAGGCCAAGGCTTGTACCGATAGCCATATAGCCAAGGTAGTAATAGATTCTAAATGCAACTTCACCTACTGGAAGTTCAGCTGCAGTGATAGCACTGGTCAGTGTAGGCATAGCACCTGCTGTAGTCAGCGTAAACTTGTAGATGTTTGACTGGATACCGCCGTAACCTGCAATGTAGATTGCAGCACCGCTTGAGGTAATGCTGGTAAAGATATGATCTGGGTCGTTGTGTGAATAGACCGCAGTAGGTAAAACAGTTGCAGTTGTAGAGAACTCGTACACCTTGTCATTGACTGCCATAATGATACGCTCTTTGGTGTATTCCATAACAGCGTTAGCCACTGTAATACCAGGCTTATCAAACATAAGCACATCACCAGCACCAGCAACTCCTGTGAGTAACTTCTTCCAAACTTGTAACTTGCCACCGACTGCGTCGTTGGTTACCCAGTATGCGTAGGTTCCATCATCGCAGATGGCATAGACAGGGTCTTCTGTACCAGCGTTATAGTCAATAAAGTGGGTCAACTCTCCACCAATATCAATCTTATCTACGTCATACTGATCCCACAAAAGAATAGAGTCTTGGGTTACTGAGCCAGTCGATGCAACAGACGCTACGTTGTCGGCTGTCTTTGCATAACTGATAGTGGTTGAAGCAACGGCAGTAAGGACGTAGGTACCATTAAAGGTTGAATCAACGTTGTTGATGTTGACTGTAGCGCCAACAGTAAGCACGTGTGAACCAATGGTAAGTGTTGCTACGTTAGATGTCAGAGCCTTGTTGGTCACTGTCCAGCTTGGACGGATAGAACGCTCAATCTGGAATGGACGCTTGTTAGCCTGTAAGTCACCAGTAGTGATGTGTGTTGTGTCCACATCGTGAAGCAGTGTTACCTGTCCTTTGTCCCATACATTACAGCCCTTGCTGTATGTGTACTGAAAGCGAAGTGATTCATCCTGTGCTGGCTCAAAGAACTTGATGCCTTGACCGAAGTGGAATGTAGACTGGGATCTTAGCCACCAACCGGTAAGAGTCTGCTCACCAGGTTCACGTGACATATCAACTTGATTCTTGCGGTACTGCGCTGTGACACGACGGTAAGGTGTTTCATCTGAGTTGTTAATAAAGAACGGTTGACCAGCAAAGGCTAGATCATAAGAGATACCATTGGCAGCGTAAGACTGGTTGCCTGATGGGTTTGACAAGGGCATTGGTATGCCTTCGGTAATGTCACTTCCGTATGGTATTCCCATTATTGCTCCTTAATGTAGGCATAAAAATAAGAACAGTTTAGCCTCGTGTTCAGGAGGTAATACTGGGTGTTGCTATTCAGTAAGAGCGGCTACTTCTTCGCCTGTTAGACCAAGGGCTGCAAGCTTTGCCTGAGCAGATAGCTTGGCATCTGCCTTAGCTTGCTCTGCAGCATCACGCTCAGCCTTCTCAATGGCTGCAGCCTGTGCATCTACTGCACGCTGTTCAATCTCTTCTGGCGTTAGGTCCACATAAGTCTGTGTTCCCTTAGCAAGATCTACGATTAGTTTCTTATCTGCCATTATTCTTCTCCTATGATGATTACGTGTGAAGCATCTGGACAAGACCAAATGCAAGTCTCTTCGTCGAATGTCACGGTGTCGTGGCACTCTGGTTTAGGTGCAATGAAAGCATCGCGTCCTGCATCGTATGTGTAACCGATACCCGCATAGTTCTTACGGATACGTGCGTTGTAACTGGTCTGTACCCAAGTACCACCAAGTCCCAACTCGTTAGCCAAGAAGTCCTGACCACGATGTTCTTGCTCGTCGGGTACTACAAGTACACGAGTCACAATGTTGTTGCTATCTACTTCTGCAAAATGTGCCATTGTATTTTCCTTTACGCTACTAGATATCTTACGATTACGATTCCTGAACCACCAGCTCCACCATTAAGGGTGTTTGTATCGTTTTGTGAGTTGGCACCTGCGCCACCACCACCTGTGTTTGTTGTGCCAGCGTTACCTGAACCGTATGGTGCTACCGCTGAACCGCCTCCACCATAACCACCTGCTGTTGCAGGAGCAGAAGCAATACCACCGAAAGCTCCACCTGCACCACCGCCTGCATAATAATAGGTTCCGCTTACATTCTGACCTGTTGAAGTTGCTGAACCCCAAGCAGAATAAGAAGAAGAACCAACTCCACCTACGCCGCCGCCGACAGAGCTGTTTCCATTAGCGCCTGCTGCACCTGCTCCACCGCCACCACCTGCGGCATAAAAGTTAGGTCCAAAAGAACCGCCAGTACCACCAGCGTAACCTTGTCCAGAGGTAGCTGAGCCGCCAGCGCCAGGTGTAGAAGGGTCTGCAACTCCACCACCGCCAGAACCACCAGTCTTACCATTGATTGCAGTAGTAGCACCAGCACCACCACCACCCTTTACAAGGGTTAAAGATCCAAATTGTGAGTCGTTACCAGTTGTTCCAGCTGGCGCAGTTCCTGTTGCTCCAGTGCTACCAGCACCACCTGCTCCAACAGTTACTGTGTAACCAGTTGCTGTAAGTGATTGAGATGTGAAACCAAGAAGGCCACCTGCTCCTCCACCACCTCCACGATAGCCAGCGCCACCACCGCCTCCTGCAACAACTAATGCGTCGCAAGACAGTGATTGGCTAGGAGTAAACGTACCCGTTGAAAGGAATGTGTGGTACCAGTAAGTGCCATCAGTAGTGATGTTTCCACCGCTAGCCTTTGGAGCAATAACAGGTTCAGTGCCTACTGCTGCTAGGCCGTATAGCGAGAAGGTGCTGTACTGGACGAAGTTTGCAGAGTTTTGTGAACGTAGTTCAATACTGGTAATAGCTGCAGTATTTGACCACAGCCCAGCTTGAAACATATCTGCTGCTAGCGTTGCATTGTTTTCTGCAACTGCATCAGATGAGACTGATTTATAGTTAGAACTTGTGTAATTTGGGATATAGATTTCTGCGTTACCAAATGTATTAGATGTTGCTGATACACCATTTCCGTATCCAGCAAAGTTTAGGATTGAGTTTCCGCTAGCGCTATCTGCTGTTGGTGTTCCAGAGCCAGTTCCAATAAGTCGGTTGCGACTATAACCTGATGAGCTTCCATTAAATTTCAATGTTATAGCGTCAAGGACTTCGCCTGCAATGTCACTTCTTGCAGACATCACAATCTTCAAATCGGTATAGCCCGATTGTGGGATGTTGCTGAATGTGACTGATGCCGCTGATGCGTTAAGTTCGATGCGTTCCAAAAGAACGTAGTTAGCTGCCATTTAATTGATCTCCCTATTTCGCATATCGAATAACGACTAAACCTGAACCGCCGTTGCCGCCAGTTGATGCGAGTGGCGCACCACCACCACCGCCTGTGTTAGCAGTTCCTGATGAACCTGTGATAGCAGAACCGCCACCACCTAAACCGCCTTGGCCATTTGGTGTGATTGTTCCGTTACCACCACCGCCACCTGCAAGATAGTCATATCCCCAAGTGCTCAATGCTGTGGATCCAATACCACCGTCGCCACCACGACCCAGACCATTAGTGCTACCGCGCTGACCTACTCCACCAGCACCGCCACCACCGCCTGATGAGTAGTTGGTAAATGCTTGATCAATATAGGACGCTCCACCGTTATAGCCTTCAACGGGAGAATAAGAACCTATGTTTCCTAGACCACCTGCATAAGCTGTGTCATCGTCGTTACCTGCACCGCCACCTGAACCACCATTGTTAGCAGTTGCTTGTGACTGGCCTGCTTGTCCACCAGTTCCACCGCCACCGCCTGATGCGGTAATCGTTGTGAACCCTGAACCTGAGAAAGATGAATCTGCACCACGTGAAGCGATACTAGATGTAGCGTAAGCGTTAGCACCACCACCACCGATTGTCACTGTGTATGCCTGTGCTGTTACTGATTGAGAACTTAGGACGCGTAGACCACCCGCACCACCACCTGCTCGGTTTCCTCCACCGCCACCTGCGATAACTGCAACATCGCAAGACAGTGATTGGCTAGGAGTGAATGTTCCTGTAGCACCGAAAGCGTGGTACCAGTATGTTGCATCTGAATAGATTGTTCCACCAGTTGCTTTAGGGCTTGATGATGCAGCTGCTGCAATGCCATACAACGAGAATGTGGAGCCTGCTGCCCAAGTTGTTCCTAAAACTGGAACAATAGACATTGAAGTAATTGCAGCAGTAGATCTCCACAATGAAACTTGAGCGTTCGTATAGGAACTAATTTCATTTAATCTAGATATAACAGTCTTGTTTACATTTGTATTTGCATAACTCATTACATCCAAAGTAATCATTCCAAAAACACCAGCGGTAGCATTGCTGCCTGTTGCATATTCAAAAGCAATGCCCGTTTGGTTTGAACTTCTTGCAGAAGTTGCAGTTGAACCATTCCCATAAAGAATTGTTCGTGAATAATTTGTTGCAGTATCACCATTAAAGCGTAATACTGGAATTTCAAGAGTATCTGCAACTGAACCTCTAGCGGAAATGACAACTCTTAAATCGGTATAGCCTTGATTTATAGATGTAAAATCAACGCTTGAAAGAGGAGTTGTTACAGTTACTTTATCAAGTGCGACGTATGTATTGGTAGCCATTATTATTTTACTCCATAAAGTGAAATGATTGAACCAGCATTATATGTTGTCGTTGCTGCATCGCCGCCAGCTAAATTACAACGCACATTGATGCTAGTAATTGCAGATGTGTTAAGCCACACGCTTGAATCTAAATTTAGAATACCGCTTCCATTTGCATCTTGACCAGACAATGAACGAGTTGTTTTATACTTATTCACATTGGCATAATCCAAGATGTCAGCAATGGCCACGCTTGGGTAAGTTGTACTATATAAAGGAGTAGCAAGCATTGCTCCTCGTGTACTGCTATCAACATTTATCGCATTACCGCTTCCAGCGCTTGATCCAGTGCCATAAAGTGTATGTCGAGGGTAGCTTGCTTGTGCAGTATCGCCATTATAGACGGCAACATAATAAATACCAGCAGTATTATTTGCTGCTGAAATTCTTAGTTGTAGATGTTTATATCCTGTAGGAATGCCAGCAAATAATACTTCTGCGATAGAACCACTAGAAGGTATAGTTACAGAAGCCAAAGAATCGTAGGCTCCTACTGGGCCACCGCCACGGCCTTGTCGGTTAGATGAAGCGAGAATACCTAGAATTGGCATTAGGCAATATCTCCCACCACTAGGAACGTATTGCTAGCTGTGCAGACGATTGATGCTGATGACCACTGTGCTCTGAGTTTAGGAGCAGTTGCTGTAGCACCAGTTGAGTTAATGGTTACGCCAGCACCCTGTGCCAAAGTTACTTGGCCTGCACCATACTGTGCAATGTTGATGACATCGTTTGCACTAAAGACTGATGGAGGTACTGTCAAAGTAATAGCAGATGCGTTGCTTAAGGTAACAAGATCATTGACGTCACCTGAAACTAATGTGTATGTTGTACCAGTCTGGGTATTGATAGCTGCAATGCCACCACCTGCTGCACCAGTAGGACCTGTTGGGCCAGTAGGCCCAGTAGCACCGGTTGGTCCTGTAGGACCTACGACGTTAGGGTTCGGGGTTATTGATACTGACATTATGCAAGCTCCGATCCGAATGCGTTAAACGAGCTAGTCCCTGTAGTTGAATAGACAGTGACCACATCTGTAGTTGCAAGCGTTACACCGCTTGTGTAGGTAAAGGTTGAACCTGCGCTAAGGCTAAGTCCGTAGACGATGTAGTGTTCGTTAGCAAGTGTTGCACCTGCTGGACGGATAGCGATACGGACTGTATCTGTAGACCCGCCAACGTTAACCACGTTGATACTAGATACCACAGTTGATGTGGCAGATGGGACTGTGTACAGCGTAGTTGCTGTAGTAGCGCTAGGCGCTGACTGCCCTAATACTTTATATACGGTTGCCATTACTCGATGTCCCCAATCAAGGTGAAGTTGTTGCTTGATGTACAAACTAGGGTTGCCGCTGAGTACTGAGTACGGAGCTTGGTGCCTGTGCCAGTAAGAACTGTAGTTCCATCTGATGCAACTGTGACTTGCCCTGCTCCGATTTGCTGGATATTGATTTGCTGTCCAGTAGTAAAGACACCGTTAGGTACAGTCAAAATAATTGGTGATCCGTTGCTCAGCGTAACCAACTTGTTAACGTCAGTTGAAGCAATGGTGTATGTAGTATTAGTCTGAGCGTTCAACGTAAGGTTTAGCGTAGGTACTGCTACTTCCCACGATACCGCTGTTCCGTTAGTCTGAAGGTACTTACCACTATTGCCAGTCTGTGTTGGGTATGTAGACGGTGTAGCCCACTTGACACCCTTAATCTGAGCAGAATCAGCTGTAAGAACCTGACCGTCTGTTCCTACCGCAAGTTCTGCTGGAGTATCAGAAGCAGTTGCTGTAATCAAAGAACCTTTGCCAGTTAATATGCTTGGCTGAATTGCAGTGTTAAAGTAATCAAGATCATCAGAAGTCAATACGTGGCGTACTGTCGCACCTGCTGAGTGAGTAATAGCAGTTGAGCCAGCCTCACCACGACTGATAGTGAATGTGTCACCAGAGTTAGCGGTAGCAAATACGATTTCTTCGTTTGTCGTATCAGGATCAATAGCCAGCGTAAACTGGTACGTATCAGCAGGAGACAGTGTCACTCCACCAAGGAGGGCTGAACCTGTACCAGAGGCAACGTTCATCGTTGTCTGGATACTTGTCATCTGTGCAGATAGTGTCGTCTCTACAGAGATCGAACTGTATTCTCTTATCATTATGCGGCCTCTTCTTTAGCGGGAGTAGTGAACGCGGATCGGGAAACGATCCTGAAGTTTGGTTGATTCTTCTTGCAGGCGCTGTTGGAATAGCGCAAAGATGTACTTGGATGCAGTAGCGCCAGCAGTTGATGGCAACTTAGTATCTGCGTTATCAGCTTCAGCTGACATCAAGTTGATACGTCCTGTATCAAGATATGAAAGGAGTCGGTATGCAGCACCAAGGGTAATGACATCTCGGCAGGATTCTGGTAGACCCGTAACAACAGCAAAGTCATCATTGCTGTTACTGAGGTTACTTGGGATAACTGAATAGTAGACTTGTACTGTACGACCAGGGACAATCGAGTCATAAAGATTGACCACCTTGTTAGTATCAAACGCTGCCACGTTAGCCATACGATCTAGGCCCCACTTGTTTACAGGGAGCCATTCCTTGGAAGCACCAGGTGTCTGCCAAGAGATGTAGAGTACATCACGAGCATCATCTGGTAGTGGATATGCGATCTGCGCTGCGTTGAACGGAAAGGTAGTCTTTGATACACCAAACAACTTTGGATACAGGGAGTTGATAGTGTCGTTAATAGCCTGAGCAATAGTGATCTTAGGGAAGGTCGGAGTCAGAGTAACCTGTGCATTCTCTGCGTGCGGGCTTGGTGTTGTACCCATAAAGCCACGGCCAAAGCCTGGTATTACGTTGAGCGTTAGGTTCTGCTTATCAAAGCTTGATACGAAGATCAGTTCATCATCAATCTGGACGATACCTTTAGCAAGGTTGTCGGCTTGACCAATCTTAAAGTTAAGGTCAGTAGCTGAGATGCCACCTGGTGTGGCTAAGTTCGTAATACGATCTTGACGAAGTGAGTAACCTTGAAGGTTAGTCTGTACCTCGTTGACCATCTGACTCAGTGTTGGCATCTATTTTACTCCTATAGAATTGGATGTTGCTTTGTAATCGTTCATCATCAGGTGAGATTCTTCCCGCCTTCAGACCGTGCTCTAGTGCGGTCTTGTAGTCACCAAGTTGCCAACTAGATACTGCTATTAGGTCGTCAGCCATATGGCCCCACGCCCAGTTCTCAGATAAGAAACTCATCGGTCTTACCGAATACTCCAGTGCCTGCTTTGCTACTAGCAAGCACTCATCCCATTGCTTGGTCTGGTAGTAATGGTTAGCCAAAGCCAGAATAGACTCCCTACTGGAGTGTTCTTCTATGCCCTTCATCAACCATTCTTCAGCCATCTTAGGTTCGCACGCTGACAGCGTCCTGCACGCTGCGCTTCGTTCCTCTGGGAATACCGATATTGTCAAGTAAGACTTGAGCATCTTTGCTGCTTCGTCATAGCGCTTGTAGTAGTAATACTCTCTACCCAAGTAGTACGAGTTACGGGCATCAGGGTTTTCCCTGACTGCCAGTTCCAGCATCTCTAGGTACTGAGCACGAGACTTTGTCTTATCTTGTCTGTGATGAATCTCTAAACCCTCAACACGACCTTTAACCTCTTCCCGATCTTCGATGTACCACTGAGGTACTTCGTGTATCGGGTAGTGCCATCTAATACCTTTACGCTTGTGAATCTTGAATCCGTCAAACTCTAGGTTGGGGCTACCATCATCATTGAATGCTTCGATACGTCGGTATGACGGACGATCAATGTTAATGTCAATCTTCTCTAGTGCTTCACGCCAGCCTGGAGATAACTCTTCATCCATATCCAAAGCAATGCAGTAATCCACATCAGCTGGTAGTAAAGCTAGCGACGCATTCCGAGCATCGTCGAATCTAAATGGCGAAATATAGATTTGGTTAACCGTAATACCAAGACTTCGTGCAATCTCAACGGTCCGATCTGTGGAACCCGTGTCGGTGATAACGAGGTAGTCTGCATCTTTGCAGGACTCGTACCAGCGTTCAACGTGTTTCTCCTCGTTTAGCGCGATGGTGTACACCGCAATCTTAAAAGTCATCTACATCTTCTCCTCTTAGGTCAGAGTATGAAGGGAACTGCGTAACCAAGTTAGGTTGTGTTACGTAGCAGTGGTTGTCTACATTTTCTAGGCGTAGCCCAATATCTATGTACCACTCGTACCCATCCAACTTGCTGATGAAGTAATCCATCTTGCTTGGCTTCAAGCAATAAGCCTGTGTACCAGTACTCATCACCTGCTTGAACCAGTGCTTATTGTTGATTGAATCAACTCGACCTGTGTGCTTAGGAAGCAGTACTCCCAAATAGAATATGTCCCAGTCTTGGGGAAGTGTCTGCATTACCTCTGCAAACTTCTCATTGAAGTCATCACAGAATAAAGCGTCATCTTCTAGTACTAGAACTTTCTGGCCTTTGTACTTCTTCCAGACTGCAACGTGGCTCATAGTTCCTGCCACGTATCCTTTGATGTCTAGATCATTGGCATCAATGGCGCTAAAGCGTTCATACTCGATACCTAGTTCATCTAACTGGGGACCAAGTTTGTCCATACGATCTGGTCTGCGGTCTAAGTTAATTACAACAACTCGGTCAAAATACTCATTTACCTTCATAGGGTGATAAGTATTACATACCGCCGAGCATAAGAATGTCTGGCAACCCTGCTCCTGTTGGCCCTGTCGCGCCTGTCGGCCCTGTTGGTCCAGTAGAGCCTGTTGGACCTGTAGGTCCAGTTGCGCCAGTGGATCCCGTAGCACCTGTAGGGCCTGTATCACCAGTAGCGCCCGTAGCACCTGTAGGGCCTGTTGGACCAGTCGGACCTTGAGAACCAGTGGCTCCAGTAGCGCCTGTTGCCCCAGTTGAACCTGTTGCACCTGTCGCTCCAGTGGGTCCTACAGGGCCTGTAGCGCCCGTAGGGCCTGTGTCGCCTGTCGGTCCAGTAGAACCTGTAGGTCCTGTGGCTCCCGTGGCTCCTGTAGAGCCAGTCGCTCCAGTTGCACCTGTAGCACCTTGAGGACCAGTGGGTCCTGTTGGTCCAGTTAATCCTATTGGACCTGTTGATCCTGTGGCACCAGTTGATCCAGTTGCGCCAGTAGCTCCGGTAGGGCCAGCTGGGCCTGTTGGTCCCGTTGGTCCTGTACTTCCTGTAGGACCCGTAGATCCAGTACTTCCCGTTGCCCCCGTCGCACCTGTTGCTCCTGTTGCTCCTGTTGCACCGGTGGCGCCTGTGGCGCCAGTTAGTCCGGTTGCACCTGTTGGACCGATTGGTCCTGTCGGACCTTGTGGACCTGTTGGTCCCGCTGGACCTGTAGGACCAGTGTTACCTGTTCCGCCTTGTGGTCCTTGATCTGCTGAAAAGACAACTGATGTCTGCGGTTGGGCAGATGTAATAACAACAATAGTCTCGCTCATACAGTTACTCCAGCTGTTACTAGGAATTTACCTTCTAAAAGTCTGATTACATCACCTGAGTAAAGCATTAAGTCATAGACATACGACTCTGCCTTAATGGCGGTATCTAACGCACTGAGGTTTACAGTAACGTTTGCTGCTACAGGATCAATAACAATTTTACCGTTTGCTGTTGTTGCTACAAGTGTTGTAGTCAAAGCACCAAGAAATGGTCGTACTGTCATTGTTGCTGTGTAGCCATCTAAGTCCCACGGTGTTCCGTCGGTCTGAGGCTGAAATTGAAATTGCCACGTTGTGGCTTGAGGCACTACTAGGTTATAGACTGCTGGCATTAGCTTGCTACCTCACGCAACGCTGCTGCTGGTTCAAGTCCAGTAGTGTTAGCGATAGCGTTACAGACGCCTGCGATGTCTAGCATCTTGGCTCGGTCTGTCTGGCCGTTGATGAAGTTAAGTACACCAACTACGTCAGTTACCCCACCCAGTGTTACTGAGTTAGTTGCAGCCCAAGCCTGCGCTGCTCCACCCTGATCTAAATAATCAGAGATAGCGGGGTAGGTGCCACCGTTTGCTAGACGATTTAACTCGTCGTTAAGTGTTGAACCTGCTTTTCCGTATGACACCTAATCCCCGTTTCTTTACTTCTGAACTTCTGTCTTTTCAGTTAATTCGTTCTTCCAGGTCATCTCGCCTTTGCCAGCGCCTGTTTCAAGATCATCATATGTTGCGTAGCCGCAACCACAGTTAGCGCACATTACTTGCTCACTGTCTTCTTGCCGTGAGAGAAATGCGCTTGATTTCCCTTTGTTGTCATTGACTGGCCGCCAGCTGGCATAGAAGCAGGGATGCCTGACTTAGATCCCATTCCATAGCCCTTGTCATTAGTTGACTCGGCAGCGTTACCTTTGTCCATCTTCATATCTGCTCCTTTATATTTTGTTTCCATCAAATGCCACACCAGTATCGTTAGATAAACGAACTGCTGCGTCAATATCTCTTTGCTTTGTAGAGATTGGTTCTACTCCCTGACGAATAGCGTCGTAATAGGAACCCAACTCTTTGTCGTGTTGCTTAGCACTAGGTACTCCATCGTGGCGTGCATCGCCTACCGATAACTGCAACCCACTGATCTTGCACCCGAAGCAACCATCTACTTCTTCTGGGTGTACTTCTCTGCGATGTTTACTCATACGATTGGCTCCACATAGTCTCCATAGCCTGCTGCAATAAGAACCGCAGCCTGCTCATCTGTTATTTCCTGCTGATGCCCTCCTAGGACATACCAGTCAGCGTTTGCCAGATCATTCTGATATGGGTACATCGTTGTTGTCACTACTGCACCGTTGACAATAAATGTCACACCACGAGGGATGTCGGTCAACCAAGGGTTGATCTCACCTTCATATGTACCACCTGTAATGGGACGTCCTGCTAGACGGGTGTACTTATCTGGCCACGCTTTGTTAGCGTTCCAGGTTTGCCACTCCCAAGGTGTTGTTGCCATATATGCCATTAGTTCTCCTTAGTGAACTTACTGATGAGCAGGGGTTGCCCCCCTGCCCACCCGTTAATCAACTAGTGATTATCCGTTTGTCGCTGCAGACTGGATCTGGTAAAGAGCCGCTGTACGAAGGATGTTGAAGCCACCGAAGTAGTACCAACCGATTGTGTGGTAACGACGGAGCGCATCGATCTGAGGACCGACAACTGTTGAGATGTCCTGTCCCTGAGCTTCTGCGAGTGCTTCACGTCCAGCAATAACTGCCTTGTAGACGTTAACTGCTGGTGATGCTGTATTCGCTGCGTAAGGAACACGTGGTGTTTCTACGACGAATGCACCTTCGAGAACACCAACTGCACCAGCCACGAATGGTGTGCGATCTGTGTACGCTGTAAGTGCCTGGAATCCACCAGTACCTGTTTCAGCACGAAGGTCAGCTGTCTGACGTGGGTGTAGGTAAGCTGTGTAAAGCTCGCCAATACGTGGAAGAGCCTTGTTTGTACGAAGCTCTGTAACAGCCTCACGAATCGCAGCAACTGTCATTGTGTCAGCTGTTGAGATTGTGTTAGTTGTTGTTGCTGTTCCTGCGTAGATGATGTTTGTGTTTCCTGCGCCTGTAAGGACAGAAGCTACAACAGCATCAATAGAGTCAGCAGCGTTGTAAGCGATGATGTCAGCAAGTGCTGCGTCTACATCGTTGAAAGAAGTCATATTGAGCTTCTTTGTTGTTGTTACAGCTGAGCCGTATTCGTTAAGAGTTACGGTGATCTGGTTTGGGTTGCCAAGAGCAATAGAAGATACGTCAGATGTTTCTGTCAAAGTCGTTGTCGCCTGAGCGAGGTCTGAGTAGATTGAGAATACAACTGAAGAACCTGGCATTGCTTGCTGTACTGGCTTGACATCTGCAAGTGCTCGCATCACTGGGATCGAACGAAGCGCCATACGAACGTATTGGTCATACGCTGTTTGGACGAGGTTGCTGATGGCACTAGTTCCTGTTAAGGAACCATAAGGGACGTTTCCTGCCATTTTGGTTTATGCCTTTCGGTTATTGGTTAGAGTCCAGATTGACGGAGAATGTCGCCAAGCTCGTCAGGTGTTGTTGCAGAAAGAATCTTCTGCATCAAGTCATCTGAAGAATCAGGTGTATTGGCCTGATCTGTTGTGCGGTTCATTCTCTGGTACGCAGCAATATCTGCTGGTTCCGTTGTAACCTGGTTAGTTGGAGTAGCTTGGAATCCGAAAACGTCACCGTTCTCATCAAGCCACTTAGACAATGACTCCTCAGTTGGGTCAATGTCCGTCGGAATGAACTTAGCAATTTTGCTGTTCACTCCACGAGATTCAAGGGCGTCTTTAACAGCGCGCTCACGTTGTGCTTTATTAAGGTTCTCGAACTGGGAACGTAGTTCCGCTAGTTCTTTATCCTTCTGCTTTGTTGCTTTACGCAACTGCTTGACTAGATCATTACTGTCATTAGACGGTGTAGTGAAATCGTCGTCTTCGTCCTCGTACTCGAAATTGGACATAGTCCATCTCCCATTCAGTTAGTTGAATCGCAGACCTCATATAGATTTGGGGACCTCTATATGGCTTCTACTCCCGGTATTGTTATCACTCCACTAGGCCGGTAGTTCTAGTGGCAGGCTTTTTAGTACTGGCCGAAACCAGATTGTGTTGTTCCGTAGTTGGTAGCACGGTCACGACCTAATGCTCCAACTCCAGATGAACCGCTAAACGATGCGGTTTCTTTTCCTGTAAGGCGCTTACGCTTTGCCTTTGCTTCCGCTGATCCTGCTGTCTTGAAGACTTCAGCCTCAGCTGTACCTTGTGTATAAGGTGATTCCTTGTAGATCTCAGCAAGCTGTGAGCCACGTGGAGTAAGATCAGATACTGTTTCAAATCCAGTAAGCGCTGCTTCCTTGTCAACACCTTGGCCAGCAAGTGCTGCTGCACGTGCTTCCAAAGCCTTGATTTGTTCTGGAGTTGATTCTTTAGTAATTTGATTAAGACCAAATACGTTAGCCGCGCTTTGAATTTCAGCAGCAGTAACCTTCTTCTTAATATCTTGAATTGCTTTTGAAGGGTCAAGAGCATATGCAAGGATGTCTCCGTTAGTAACAGAATCACCGTAGAAATCTTTAATAGCCTTAAGTACTTCTGGGTTAGAATTTAGTACTCGCTGCTGTGCTGTGATAAGACGGTCTTCTAGCTCTACGTTGCTTACATCGCTTGCAAGTAACTTCTCAAAGCCTTCTTGCTTTCCGTACAAGCCAGTCTTATAGTAAGACTCAGGTAGTCCGTATTGACGCATAACTTCTTGATACTTATCTTCCATATTGAGGTACGCTGCTGGGCTAAGTGCCTTTAGGCCAGCCTTGATACGAGCGTCATTTGCAGAGAAGCGATCTGTGTAGGCTTTAGTTCCACGCAAAGCATCTGGCATAGCTGAGATAGATGTTGCCCTCATAAGAAGATCTTTAGCATCTGATACTAATGCGCCTAATCCAATAGCATTGAACTCATCGTACAATTTCTGGTACGCATCTTGACGGCTTGTATCTTCTACAGGCTTACCAGTGTCATTAATGTAGTTCCAACTTGGACCACCCATTGATTGGGAGATAAGACCAGCTTCTTGACCTGCTGTATTTACATCAGCGATCTGCTTGTCAATGTCAGAAATTGTTGTATCAATTTCTTTTATTGTAGTTGGAATACTAGCGACTGCAGCATTATAGTCAGCAACAATTTTTTCTGATGGAGAAACCTGTGGGACATACTTATACCCAGCAGGAGCGCCACCAATAGTAACGGTTGGCTGATAAGTTCCAGCCGCTGCTTTGCCAGCATCAGCTTGTATCTTTGCCTGTTCTGCGCTATATGCTTTCTTTATAGCGTTAATTTCTTTTTGAGTTGGGATCTTCTCGGTTGCCATCAGTTACCCCATAAATCCAAAGTCGCGCTTGACCTGATTGATCATTTCGCTGACTTCATCGTTTGCTTCTTCTGAATACTTCCAACGGCTATCCTGACGAATAGCTTTCTTGTAATCGTACAAAGACATTTCTTTATCAGGACCAATAGCCATACGTAGCGTTGGGTCATCTAAAGTAATTGTGTCTGGATTAATACCAAGGCTTGTTGCCAGTGTGCGCTTGTAAGGTGAATATATCGTGTCAAGGTTTGTACCAGCGGCTAGCATTCTCTTAATGGAATCTGGCTGACCCATTCCTGCTACTGTACGAATCTCATTCTCGATGACCTTAATATCTTCACCATTTTTAACACGGTCTGAATAACTCTTAAGTTCAGTTTGACCTAACTTAAGTCCATTAAGACGTGCTGTTTCTGCAAGATCTCTAGTCGTTAAATCTTCTTTGGCTAGTTTCTTTGTCTCGTACTCAGGCATAGCCTTGACAAGATCGGTAACAAACTGCTCTGCATTAAGACCGCCAACGGTCATTCCCTGAGCATTTTTCTTAAATGGGTTCTTAGCCTGAGCATCCATCAACTTAGATGCAATGCCAGAAATTTCTTTGGCTGTAGCATCACGGCCTAGTACGCTTGTAATGACATTGCTGATAAGAGACTTAGCCTGAGTCTTATCGTAGATTTGTCCCCAAGGCTTTTCAGCGCCAGATCCGCCAGCTGATTTAATAGCAGCAGTCTCAAGCTTCTTCTGGTTAAGGAAGCCCTCAAGAGTAGGAATATCCTTGAACTGGTCATAGCGTGCTTTAGCCGCAGCAATAGCGCCGTTGTAAGCCGCAAGGAGTGAACCAGGATCAACCAATTCGCTGACTACTAAGCCAGCCCCTATTGCATCATTAAGTTGCTTGGCAAGTTGCTTGCGCTCTGGCCCTGACATATCCTTAATGAACTTAGTAGAAGTCTTAAGCATTCCTGCAAAGTCATCTGCCGTTTGTCCTGCTCCGCCGTTGCCTGCTCCGCCGTTAGTTTCTTCTTCAGCTTCTTGCGTTGACTTCTTCTTCTTATTTCGTGCAATATTTTCTATTGCGGAAGTGTCAAGACCGGCTTCTTTCATACGAGCAATTTGTGCATTAAGAGATTCTGTAGCAGCGGCTTCTGCAGCCGTTTCTTTTTCAGCAGCCTTAGCAAGGATAGCATCTTTGTTCTTATCGAAGTAATTCCTTGCCTTTGTTTCAACGGCTGTTACTTCTTCAGTTACTGATTTAAGTTCTTCTTGTGCATCATCAATGCGCTTCTTTATCTGTGCTGCAAGTTGCTTATTGTTAGGTACGTTAGCAAGACCCTGTTCGGCTTTCTTAGCATCAGCCAATGCCGCTTTAGCTGCCGTCAGCTTTTTGCGTGCAGCCTTGACACTGGAACTATCATCAAGATAGCTCTGCTGTGTTATAGCCATAAGTTACGGTCCTTCCGTCTTAACGAAATAGTGGTGCGAATAGAGAGTTGTACGCTGCAAGAGCGTTCGAGTTTGTTCCAGCAAGAGCCTCAAGTGTTGTTTGTGTACTAGCGCGTAGCATATCCTTGTAGTCTTGAGTATTGCCGTTTCCTGAGAATGTAGACAAGTCACGCTGTGATACGTAATTGTCGTAGGTTGTCAACATCTCACCAAGAATCTTTTGAAGACTTGGGTTTGCCTTAACTGAACTATCCTTGAGCATATTGCGTAGGTCGTCTAGGGCACGTGTGCGCTGTACAGCCTTGGCGGATCCAGTACTAAGTTCTTCCTGAAGAGCAGGACGAGCAGCCTTAAACTGGTCTGACCAAGTCTGCCACTGATCACGAAGTTGACGCTTAAGATCGGTAGATGATACGTACATCATCTGTTGATCGTATTCGTCCTTCTTCTGATAATAGATCTGCTTGTCCTTAGCAGCAGATACTTCTGCTACAAAGTCAGTCAGAGTCTTATTAGTCTTAAGGCCAGACTTGAATAGCAACTTGTATGCGTTGAAGTCAAATGATCCAGCGTTAGGAATGAGGAACGCTCCTGCTTCCTTGTACTTCTTAAGGATGTCACCGTTCTGGTCAATCCAATCCGCTGCATCTCCAACTGCGTTGACAGCCGCTACCACGGTTGACTCAGACTCTGAAATTGTGTATGGCATCTGGTCTGGGAATAGACGAATCCATTCCTTAGCCGCAGTGTTGATGTCTGGGTACTTAGAACGCAAGTTGTTGAATACAGACTTGTAGCTCACTTCACCGTTGTTCTTTACCCAGTCTTCCATCTCAGACTTGATAGTCACTGATGGTGAGGCTGGTGCTACAAAACCGAACAAGAATCGAAGACCAAGAACTGTAAAGGTAGAAGCCTGTAACTTTGTCTGGAACTCAGCAAGTTCGCCTGGTGAAGGCGGAACTTCTTCTCCTGTTACTGGGTCAATGCTTGGCTTAAGACCGTGTCCTGTAGCTTCAAGGTATGTGGCAGCCTTACGTGAAGCTGACGCAGCCTGAGAGTTACGTTCGTCTTGGCTAAGCGCCTGATACAAACGATTGAAGTGTGCTGGTAGAACAGCAGAGATAAGCGGTTGATCTTCAGCATAAGCACCTGATAGGTACTTCTCAAGATCTGCTACTTGTGGAACTAGGTTGCCCATTACCTTAATAGGTACAGCAGCCAACGGTCCAGCAAAGGTTGGGAAGATTGAATCAGGGTTCAAAGACGGTGTGAGCATCTTTATGTTACCGCTGAAATCTACAGGCATTGGTGCCTTGAAAGCATCCTGCACGCCAAAGGCACGCATTATCTTATTCATTACCTTGTATACAGGTGTAAGGCCTGGGTATACAAAGTACTGCTCACCAGTGTTAACGTCTGTGTGTACAAAGCCTGAGTGTGCAATACCTTCGTAAGTAAGGCTTGCACGTGTAATGGCTTCTGGGTTGTACTTAACAGTGCGGTAAACACGGCGATAGAAGTCTTCGGTAGCACGATAGAAACGTGCAAAGTTACGTGAAGACATAGCCAACTGGCTACGTACTTCTGGGTTATCTACGAACGCAAGTACACGGCTCTTAGCCATATCTTCTGCAATAGAAGTGATGTGCTGCATAGCAATGACGTGGGCTTTCTCCAAAGCCTTGCCTTCTTTGCCAGAAATCATTTCCTTGTAGATACGCTGTGCTAAACCTGTCTCGTCCATCTGCTTGCGAATGTCAAGCATTGAGTCAAAGACCAAAGCTTCACGTGAGAAACGTGAGTTAGCCTCACCCATATAATCCCACAACTGGCTGACAAGGTCAGCAGTCATATTGCCTGAGTCACCGACCGGTACAAGTGTTGGACCAGATATAAACTTAGGATGAAGAGTTGGGTCTGTCTTCTTTGGAAGATCATCTACAGAAAGGTTCTTGCTTGATAGGCGGATCTCTCCGTCTGCACCTTCGTGACGAACCTTCTTCCATAGGTCAACGTTAAGAGTTCCGTCAGCCTTAGAGAATGTGTTAAGAGTATCTAGGTAGGCACGCTCTGCGTGCTCGTATTGGGTAGCAAGGCCACCACGCATAGACTGGAAACGCTCAACTAGTCCTGGGTTCTCCTTGAAGTATTCAAGAAGGTCATTGATTGAACGCTCTTTGTCATCAAGATGCTTGAGCAATACGCTGTCAATTTCATCGTTAGTGTGCAGAGCAAGTTTAACAAGCCAACCAAGGCGAGCTTGGTCAGATGCTACTGGGTTGAAGTCAGTGAATGACCCACCAGACTGCTTGTATGCCTTGCCATCGTACTCAAGCGCACGCAACTTGCCGTACTGCTTGGCATCGTTGCTAGCCTGAATTGAGTAATCTCCACCACGAAGGGTGTTCTTTGAACCTTCACCGACTCCGTCAAGAATTTCCTGAGTACGGCCAAACTGTGCAAACTCTCCAATATACTTCTTGTCAGTATCGGACAATGCACGAGAGGTAAGCTTGTTACGAAGCATAGCCTCAGCCATAATCTTGCGAACTTCATTTACGTTGTCGCCAGCTTCAGCAATCTTTACCTGAAATTCTTTTACGTCTGAACGACCTACAAGACGGTTAACAAAGCCAAGCTTTGATTCATAGAACTTAATCTTCTTGCCATCAAGTTCACGAAGTTGCTTCTGAAGGTCTGGTACTTCATCTAACTTGCCAGCCTCTTTGAGATCTGCAATCTTTTGTCCAAGGTTACGCTGTTCTTTAGTAAGGCCAGCCTCTGCTTCTTTGAACTTACGAAGTTGTGTAGAAAGAAGACGACCCTTTACGATTCCCCAAGGAGAATCACCTACTGCTAGGTGGATCATAAGGTCTTCGCCAGCGTTACGTACTGGGAACTTAGGACCAGCAAGTGTTGCTACTACCCAGTTAGATGTAAGGCGTTCTGCCCACTTCTTATGTGAGATACCGACGATGCGGTTAATAATACCTGAGTGCGCTGAGAGGCGGTCTAGGTCAATAATAGATGGCACTGCCATAGATGTAGACAACTGGTATCCGTGCAACGCTAGTTGCTGACCATCAAAGTCTGCATAGTTACGTAGTTCTGTAACCTCGTTACCGAGTTCATCGATAAGTGGCTTGCCGTCTGCGCCAAGCTTCTTGATAAGAACATCTGCGCCATAACGGTAATCAAGACCCTTACCAGAGAACTGATCTCTGAAAGCCTTACCTTCGGCGGTACGTGTTACTTGACGGATCTCTGAGATAGTATCCCAAAGACCTGTAAAGATTTGACGACGCTGGCCTTCATCACCTGCAGCAAATGCTTCACGGATGATCTTAGAATGGTAGCGGGTGTTGCCAAGAGCGGCTAACTGATAGATCTTGTCTTCAGCACCCTTACCCATTACGTCAAAGAAGCCGTTCTCGAAGAACGGAATAGTTGTGAACTTACGAGCAAAGCGATCAATGCGACCAGAAATCTGGTTATCTGTAAAGCGTACTACGCCACCAAGGTCTTTTCCTCTGCGACGGCCTACGTTTGCTTCAAGAGTTGCAATACGTTCTCTTGAGCCTTCGCCAGTTAACTTGCCAATAATGTCCATCTCTGGACCTTCAGCACCATAGATAGCCTTAACAAGTGCCTGTCCTACCTTGTCAATATTAAAGACTTTGTTAGCGGTTGTAAAAGTTGCAACACGAACACGACGTCCTGGAGACATAGTAGGAACGAGTGCTGTTCTACGAGCAGCTTGTCCTGTAAGGATAGACTTTACGTCGCTATGGTTAGCAAGGTAGTTCTTTGCTGTATCAGCATTACGAACACCAGCATCCATAAGAACATTTATTCCCTCATCGCTAAATTCAGGAATAAGGATCTTTGCTTGACGTACTGCTTCAGCACCAGCTACTGGGTTTCTAGCATCACGAGCAGCTTTGAGCTTGCCTAATACCTCACCGTACTGGTCAAATAACTTAACAGTTCCAGGGTTAGAAAAGACGCGCTCTACTTGTACTGGTACTCCAGATACGGCCATAAGGTTGCGACCATATGTGTTGCTTTCTTTTCCAAGCATTCTGAATAGAAAGAAATCTCCAGCATCATAGGCTTTCTTAGCCTTGCCAAGTGCAAGCGTTGGGTCAGCAAAGATACGATAGCCAGCATCTCCAATACCAGAGATGCCCTTGTAAAGAGCACCTTTACCTTCCATAAATTCTGGAAGAATGAAGTTTGCAAGTTGACGACCTGGTGAATACTTAGCAGCTTCTGCTGCGGCTACTGCGTCATTAAGAAGGTAATCTTTATCCTTCTTCTGTACAGCAATAGAAGCAATCTGCTTTTCTTCTTCAGAGCCTGTAGCAATAATTTCAGAAAGAGTTGTTCCGCTAGCAACCTTCATTGCTACGGACATTACATCTTTGCCGTACTTCTTGTTTGCATCTTGAATACGGCCTGGGCTAAATACCTTGTTGCCGTTATCGTCTGCAATAGCAAATGCTTTACCAAGGTCTACGCCTTGATCTACAGCAATAGCACCAGTACGGTAAACACGTGTCATAAAGTCAGAGACTTCATTAAGGGCTTGGAAAGGGAAAGCAATAGTCTGCTTTACTTTCTCACCCATATAGTGTGCTGCGTCACCGAGCCATCCGACAGGGCCTTTGCCTCCGCCGAACATTGCTGCGTGAGCGGCCTGCTGATCTGCTGGCTTTGCTTCAAACGCTGCCTTAGCCTGAGATTCAGGTAATGACAAAAGCGCTTTGTGAGAATCTAGTAACTTAGATAAACCATCTGCTTGTTCTTTTTTCTTACCAGTTAATCCTGCCTGAACTGCTGCTGCTTCTAGGTTTGGATTCGCCATTACATACCTCGCGCAAGTGCCTGCTGGTACAAGATTCCGATTTCACCAGTAGAGTCATATGGAAGCATTTCAGCTAAAGTGTCAGAGAGTTTTGTCTGTGCAAGTGGTGAGCGCATTACAAGCGCTTCAGATCCTGGGCCTGCACCCATATCAATACCAGATGTAATAGGTTCATCTGGACGTTGTGTCTTATCGTAAAGACCTACACCTGGACCCATTGCTGCAGTTGGAACCTGTGGTGCTTGTGAAAGAAGTGGTGATTTACGTGCTTCTGCAAGCGGAGCACCAGACTTGGCTGCGTCATACGCAACGCCATCGCCATAGGCATCTGACTGATATGAAAGATCAGTACGCTTTGAGAATGTACCAGGACCTGATACACCCTGCATAGGGTTTGTCGCTTCATCAAGCGCCATCTGTATCCTCCTGAATTGTTTCTAAATCTTGTGCAAAATCGTCCCAGATCTTATTAATCTTAGTTTGACGATTTGAATGGTAAATTGATAGTTCCAGTAGCGATTCAAATAATGTTGCTACCACTTGACTAATGTTGTATAGGAACTCAGTCAGTATTACTAAAGCATCAGTAGGGCGAACCGGACGTGGCACTTCGTTATTGTTGTGCATCACGTCCGGTCTCCCATCTAAAGTTGTTTACTTCTTAACCTTCTTGCCTGGCTTTGCTGCTCCAGCGAATGGTTGTTCGACCTTACCACCAGATACTCTAGTGATAGCTCCCATCGCGCCTTCAGTTGGCTTCGCCATTGTTCCTGGTGCGTGTGTTCCTTTTTTCATTTTTTCACCCCCTTTGAGTTATGCCGCGCCGCCGATTGAGGCGAGTAAAGATGCTATATCTGGCTTGCCTTGTGGGGCTTGTGGTCCACCAGCAGCAGGGGCTGCACCGCCAGGTTGTTCCATACTTGGCTGCGAGGCAGAGGCGGGAGCCATACCTGCTACTGGGGATTGAGGCTGCATCGCTGCGGTCTCAGGTTGTGGTTCAGGCGCAAAGGCCTTCTCTACAACCGATTCGATTTGTAAACCCTTTTGACGACCCTTAATCATTTCTGCGAATGAGTTAAGAATCTTGGATGGGTCTTGACCCTGTGCCACCATCTGTGGAATAGCAAGGGCAGTCTGAGAAATGGCTGCACGTAGTGCATCGCGCATCTCTTCAATATCAACTTTCTGTTCTTCCTGAGTTACATTGATCTCAATAGGAAGTTCACGGCGTACATAGTCACGTGATACAAGCTTATCGCTACGCATCTGAAGCAAAGCAACGGTTGCGTTGTTTGGATTCATACCAGACATAATGCCGTAACGAACATCTACTGTGTAGTCACCGTTAATAGCCTTCGCTGGGTTGTACTTAAGGATGTATGGTGTGCCATCGTCAACGCCACGGATCTCTTTAAGAGTATTTCCGAATACCTTCTCGTCTACCTTAAAGCAGATAGCAATAAGTTCTACAAACAAGCGTGCAAACTGGGCCTGTGCGGCCTTAATCTGTGTATCAAACCCAGCCTGTAGAGCCTGAACTCCACGACCAGTAACAACAGATGCGTCTGTCTGACCAGAACGTGTCTCTGGGTAACGAGCACCCATACGAAGTTCACGTTCAAGTACGCTTGATTCACCGAATACACCGTTAGGCAGTTCTAGTGGTACACGGCGGATAGCCTGTGGGTTAGCAGAACGCATAATAGAGTCTGGTCCAAGGGCCAATTCCTGTACATCTTGCGGAATAGCGATAGGAGCCTGAATAGACTTCTCTGCTGCTTGAATCTGGAGTACTGCAAAGCGTGCTCTTGCAAGCTGAACGCCGAGTACATCGTCATATTGACCACGAGCCTGACCATCAATAGACGGACGCATTGCTACTCGTACCATACATTCACCGATTGGGTTCGGTGTACGTGCAAGAACTAGGTTCTTACGGTCTGGTAGGTAGATAAGGTCCTGATCCTTGTCGTGATAACGGATCATTGAAAGATAAGGTGAGCCTGGTGTGTATGAGTTCTTGTTAAGAATCTGATCTGCGTACTCTGGGTACATAGAAGCCAGTGTCTGTGCATCCATACCCACGATTTGGGTAAGTGAGATACAGCGACCAAAGCGATCTAGTTCAGGATATGCACCAAATGGGTTGATGGTCTGGATAATAGGGTTCTTATCCTCATAGTCCAGTTCCACACGTGCAATCAACTGACCGTATGTGTTATACCAATCAGCTGCGGTGTACATCTGTACGCCTAGTTCAGACTTATCAACGTAAAAATTAGCAACACGGCCACGTAGATCAGCGGCTTTACGGGCTGAATCAGAGACCATATTGGTTGCAGAGCAGTTAAATGATGGCAGTGGTGCCATTGCTTCTGCGAGGTCACGTGCAGAGACGTCAATAATATTGGCGACTAGAGGCTTTGAGTATTCCTCTGAGAACATAGAAGGATAAACCTTCGACATATCTCCCTGACGGATGGAAAGAACGTCGCGCATACGAGCATCACGCTGAGCGTAGACAGTCTGTAAGCGCGATACTTTCGCATTTACCTCTTTAACATTTAACATTGTAATCCTTAATTAGTAAGTAAGGCCGTTAACCTTTGTTGGCCACTCGACCTTATCCGTAGCAAGAGCCTGTGCTTTGCCAGCTGCATACTTTGCATCTACTACTGGGTTGATCTGGGGTGTAGTTACTGCACCCTTATCAATGTATTCCTGCTCGCCTTCGGCGTTTGTCTTGTAGCTTGGTGTTAATGCCATATTAGTTCCTTAGTTAGTTCCGTAGTTTGGACGTACGCCAGTCTTCTTTGCAACATCTGCACGCTTTTTCTGTAAAGCATCTAGAGCCTTAGCCTGCTTCTGTGCTTCTGTCATAGGCTTTGGCTTTGCAGTTGCTGTTGGCTTAGGCTTTGTAGTTGCTGTTGGCTTTGCTGATGGACTTGCTTTTGCCTTAGCTTTAGCTTTAACTTTTTCCATAAAAGCTTTATCCTTCTTCTGCTGCTCTATAAGTTTTGAAAGTCTCTTATCTTCACCTGAAGCCTTAATTGCAATTCCTGAACCTACTGCAGCAGGACCAAGAATCTTTGCTCCACTCTTTACAGAAGACTTAATAAGAGCGGCCCCGCCCCCACCTGTAACACCAATTCTTGAATCTCTAGCCATTTTGTCTCCTTAGACGAAGTGTTTATTTTGTTCTAGTAGCATTTCGTCAATGTTGACGACAATTCTTCTGCCCTGTTCTGCTCGTGAGAGGAACGGGTTCTTCATATGGTGGGTTGCATACTGGCCGTAGTTGAGCATTTCACGTGCTCGGATCTCACAGAACCAGAGAGCCATTACCATATCTGTCTTACCCTTGGTGGTCGGGGTCCACGTAATCAACTGCTCGATAAGAGCCTTGACCATCTCTGACTGATCACTAGGTAAATGTATTAAATTATCTCGGTGATGCTTTCCGTCTTGTTGCTTAGTCCCGAAAAGGGTAGACATAGATGCAACACCAAAGCCTGAGTCCCACTTGTTATTGCCAGTATGGTGTTCCTTAAGGATAATGCCACGGCTAGCAAGGTGTTGCTTGATGCCTTCGTCCTGAGTTAGGAACGCCTGAAAAGCATTCTTCTCAATGATCCACTCGGCAGGACTATAAAGAGAAGTCCAGTTAATAATAATGTCACGAATCTGTTGCGGTGACGGGCGAGTAATCTTAATAGCGTCAAGGATGTATCTCTTACTAGTAGAACGGTCAATGGCGTAAGCGACAGCGGCCGTATCTCCCACAATAGCTGGGTCCATACCACAGACAACTGTGAAGCCCTGTATGTTAGATGGATGTCCTGGGTATCCTGGCTCTAATCGGCCAGCCTTACGCATTCCATCTATAGAACCTTTTACACAAACTGGGTCAAAGGCTGAGTTCTCAGATATATCCTGTTGCTGATATACCAAAGCCCACGTACTTGAATCCATCGCCTGACGTTCGTTGTACAAGTTGCGACCAGACCAGCGGGGATATAACCCATTCTCGTCTTGATCGTCTTCACCTTGTCCATCAAAGGGCATATCTGACTTTGGCCAGAGAGTTACCCACTTATCAGGGTCTTCGTCTGCTTCCAGAAGGGCTGGCATAGCCAGATATGTCCAAGGTACTAAACCGCCAGGGTAGCGATCTTCGGAGCGTAGCTCACGATATAGGTCTACGGAAGCCACACGGGTTCCGATAACAATCAATTTACCAGTAGGGTTAAGACGGGATCGAACGTCCTGTGTCAACCAACGGATCTGCTTTTCAAACTCATTAGCGTTCTTCAAGGTAACGGCGTCGTCGACGATAATCATATCTGCACGCTTACCGTAAATCTGACCGCCGATACCGACGGCTTCAATATTCGGATCCTTTTCAGATGACTCACGGAGTTCATCACCAAAGGTCACACGAGTTGCTGCCCACGTAGCGGACTTACTATTAAAGCCGACACCGGCGGCGTAGGCCTGCTGGAATGTCTCGTACTGCGGATGGGTCAATCTTTGCTTAATAGCGTAAAGGAAATCTGCCGCTAGCTGCTGAGTCTGAGAAACAATCAGTACTCGGAAGTTCGGATTCTGAGCCACCTTCATAGTCACGTACTCGACCGTGATCGACATCGACTTGGCGTGGTTCGGAGGAATATTGATCAGGATACGGTTTGAGTTCAAACCCTTTTCAAACTTCATATTGGGATGTAGCCAAGACGGGTCGCGTCCCTCAATTACATCTACCAGATTCTGCTGGTGCGGAAAGACCTTGTGGTTCATATAGCGTTCGCAGAACTCGGCGTAACTAAGATCGTGGGCATCGGCCTCAGCAAAATTCTTAGTCTTTAATCCTAGGCGAGTTCTATCTGCCTTGTCAGCAAAAGCCTTATCTGATCGACGGTAGTACTCGTAAGTCTTACCGGATTTGCCAGCCGCGGCACAAGCCGCTTCCACTGTCATACCTTCTGCCATAGCTCCGAGAATAATTCTCTTGGCTATATCGGCGGAATTCTCTGCCATTACATCTCCTACTAGTATGCCGCGAAGCGGGCCGAAATCGATTTTTGATTTTTATACTAGGCGGAAGGGTATCTCATATAATGGGATTTAATGGTAAATAGACCTATCCCACTTAATGGCACCGTAAGGTGCCTGTCGGGCTTAGCGCCCGATCGAGCTACAGCGAAGTGAGGGGTAAGTTGGTACTCGGCCTAGGGGGCCTCGTCAAGAGGCCAACCACGTCGAAAACTACTATCTCGTACTTTTCTCCCCTACCTATATTAGGCGCAATATTTATACCCATTTTGCGTTTTTCTAATGTGATGTCGCACACAGTATAACTGATCGCGGCGAAACCGCAGGTCAAGCCGTAGATCGGGT